TGTATATCTTGAATACTTTTGGTAAGACTTTTCCCTGCCTCCCGAGCCTGACTTAATCCTTCACTAAGAGACTTTGCTCCTTCGGCAATTGGATTAATGTTTGGCATATCATTGTAATTTTCCTGTGCCAGCTAACCAAGTTAATACGGCTAAAGAACCTAGACCGACTACCCAAAAGAATTTTTTAACCACTGATTCCCCAATACCAATATAAACATTCTGAATTACTTTTTCAGTAACTCTCTCTACTAGCTCTTCGATTTGAGCATCAGTCAAAGGGAGCGATCTATTCTCGTCGGCCATAATAATCTCATTTCAAGTTGCGTAGTTTATAAAGAGTTGATAAATACTGGCTAACAATTTCGTCTACTATATTTTGTAGCGGAGTATCGGTTTTCTCAATAGCAGTATATCTAAGTTTTTCTACCATATCCATATGGTTTTTTAACATGTCAGCCGGAACTGCTTTAGGGCTTTCGTCTTTTAGTAGTGGAATGTTTGCAATAATTTCGTGCCGACCTTGATACGCTTCTGTCAACTTATCAGCGAGGTCTACAATAGCATCGTAAAACTCATTCAGTGCAATATGTTGTGCGTAAGAAGTTGTCTTTAAATGTTCTCTATGGGCCAAATCACGGCTTAGAAACAAAATTGCTATTAGTCTACCTATCATCATTTTTCCTTTAAGCGGTTCTATTCCACATATAAACTACAACGTACGGTTGCATATTTGCGTTTGTTCCTGCTGTACCTGATGCAGCTGTTGTAAATGTGTGACTGTGCGTAGCATCTAATATTGCTGCTCCTCCGTCAGATGGGTCGTTTTGAACGGGGGTATTATTAACAACGTACCCACCAGCTTTTGAAAATACACCGCCAGCAACACCGCCCCCACTCATAAAAGATTCAGAAATTCCGTAAATCCCACCAGTTATAGAAGTAGTATCTGTTGTTCCAGTGTGTGTATGACTAGGTAAAGAAGAACTATAATTACCACCTGTTGTCCCCGCAGCAAACCCAGTATCGACACCAACTAATACTTTACCTGCAGCAAATGCTACCCATGTACCAAAACCAAATAATGTATTAGGGTTTGTAGCTACTGTAGATGTATATATAGAGCCAACAGGATATAAGACTGCCATTGCAGCCGCAACAAAAGCCGTAGTTGCTATAGTTGTGTTACTTGTTCCCGCAGCCTGTGTCGTAGATGTATTTGCTAAGGTTGCTACACCAGCAGTTAAGCTTGCAGCTGTGCCAGTAAGTCCTGTGCCGGGACCTGTAAATTGTGTGGAAGCTGTTATAGTTGCTGCAGTTATAGTCCCGCCTGTTTGTTGGGCAAAACTACTTAATGTTGCAGCGGTTACTCGAAGTTCAAGTAGGCTACCTACTGTATATGAACGGGCTGATGTACTTTCTTGCCCACGAACTACAGTCATTGTGTCACTGCTTCTGGCAGTAACTTTTATAATCTCTATGTTATTACTAGAATCTACTAATGTGGCAATAAAATAATCAGATCCCGTTAAAACAGGAAACTCTGCCCCTTGTCCACTGGCCACAGTAATAGAAGTAGCTGAAGAACTGATTGTACTTGCTATGGTAGCGGAAGCATTATTAGTAAAAAGAATGGCCATTATTATCTCCAGTTACGGTATTTTATCATGTTAAATCAATTTCGCCAAGCTCAGCATATACTTGTATATCATTGTATTCTGTGACGTTAATAATAGAAGATTCGTCAATTCCAGCTAGTGCTTCATATACATACATATCTACATAAGATTGACGATTATCTTGGAGCATTGCCAACTCAATTAAATCCATTATAAAAATGAATACTGGGTCAGCAACATTAATATTTTCTACTCTAGTTTGGAAGAAATTTGATCCTGCAACGTATGTATCTAATGTGCTTAGTCTTTCTACAATAGTCTGTAAGAAAGCAGTAGTTTGTGTACTAGAATCTCTAGCTATTAAGTTTTCAATAACGTTACTTATAAATTGAGCAGTTACTACTGAGCTATCTTGAGCTGTTAAATTTTCAGTAATTGACTTAAGGAACGACGCATTAACAACATACGTTGGGTTTTCATTAAATGCAGTAGTTCTTAAACTACCGACAATTGGGGCACCACCGAAAGTAAATGCGCCAAAACTAGCTTCTTCTGAAACAGTGTATGGTGTTAGACCCCATGCTTCAACAATAGAAAGATAAAACTGCGCTGAAAAATTTGGTGTGTCAGCTACTGTAGTTGATTCTGTAATGTTTACTAAACTAAAAACACCGCCAACAATAGTTTCGGCTATATTTGCATTTTCTGCTATTGCTATTTTTAAGTTTGCCAGTATTGTTCTAGCGTCAGCTGATGTTATATTTTCTGTTCGACTAGATGAGAACTGCGCAGAACTTGTTTGAGTTCCAGTTGAGTTTATGTTATCTGTAAGACTGCTTGAGAACTGTACTAGATTTGTTATAACATCAGTTGCATTTAGGTTATCGCTAAAGCTGGTAAAGTACTGAGTTACATTTGTTTTGTCTTCAGCTAAAGTTGTATTGTCTGTAAAGCTGGCTAAGTAATCAACTCTTAAAGAGAAAGGGTTGCTATTGATTGTATCGGCTGCATTTAAATCTTCAGTGTAGATGGTTAAAAACTGCGCTTGAATTTCTTTTGAGTCATCTAAAGTTATGCTCTCTATTGTAGATAGATAAAAAGATACCGATGCCAATAACCCATCATTAAAAAACGTATCTTCTGTTAATTCTACGTTGTAAGCTACACCCACCCCTAATGCAGAAAATGGTAACTTAGCAAAAGGGGCGAATCCAAACATATTACTCTTTATTTTCTATAATTACCTCTAAAGACTGTTTTAACATAGTAAAAAAGCTGTTCTTACCCACGCTTAACTGGTCAAGGTTAAACTGAGCTGAAGCAATTTTACGGTCAAGGTCTATGCAATGTGAAAACAATTTTTGCTGTTCCTCTGTTAAGTCTTCAAGGGTATACTCTACATCGTCAATAGTAATCGGGGTTGTTTTTTTCTCGCCCATTCTATTCTCCTAGGTTGTACTACGGTTAAAAAAACTATTCAGCTTGTGTGGACCAAGGCACTCCACTGGCACTAACAGGGTTCTTGAGTAAATCAATCTGTTCTGCTAATGATGCCTCTGTTGCCTCTTTGTCTACTCCACTTGCCCAAATCCAATCTAATACTTCAGCCATTGTCACATCTGCATACTCTATTGTAGGTTCTCCAGCTGACCATCCACAAGTAGAATAAGTAGAAGTTTGGTATTCTCCATCAACTGCATTACATTGCCAATGAGCGGTTGTTATGAACTTGTTTGCAGTTTCATAGTTTGTTTGTGATACATTCCAGTTATATACGATTGCCATTATTTATTCTCCAAAGTTGCGATGCGTTGTTTAAGGTCTTGTATTTCTTTAATCATCATAGGTACTAATTTACTGTAATCAACAGCCATCATTTCGTCAGAATTTTCAGGTTGATAAACAGCATAAGGTGCAACTTCTAATAACTCTTGCGCAACCATTCCGTATTCTTGATGACTTCCATCTGCTATCCAATCAAATGAACGAACTTTAATATCGTCAATATTTCCTGATGGCGCATCTACAATATTAGTTTTTAGTCGTTGGTCTGAAGTTGTGTTGTATAAAACAGCAATACCACCACTATTAGTAATAGAACCAATTATGGCTGCAGATGTATCATAAAATCCCATCAAAGTTCCACCACTAGCTCTAGTAGTGTAAGGTACACCCCCACTTTCAACAGTAAAACCAGCAGAAGTATGAGCAGTATTTGTTACACCCACTAAGAAATTACCGCCAGTAAGATATGAATCACCATTTGTATTTAAATAAACCTTTGTAACTGTATCTCCTTTTATTGCATATGTTCCATAATTTGCCGTACCAGTTGTTAAAACATGAGTATCTTTTCCAGCCGTATTTGGAGTAACAACTAAAGAATTTCCATTAACAGTTAGTTGTGCATCACCACCCGTTCCTACAGTATTATCACTTCCAATTATTGTTTTACCCGCACCTGTAATTCGTAAACCTTGATTAAGTGAAGTTCCATTATGAGTTGATATGTCAAAATATGATTTATTGTCTGTACCATTACCCTCTTTAGTAAATCCAAAATTTCCAACCTGTACATTTGAAGATACTAATGATGAAAATGCTTGAATAGCGAATAATGTATATCCACCACTAGCCAAAGGAGAACACATTGCTTTTATAAAACAATAATCTTGAGTAACTGAATTTCCCAAAGTAACAGTAGTTAATCCACCAACTTGGTCTACCACTTGTAATTTACTTGAAGGGCTTGTAACTCCTATACCGACTCTACCAGCATTAGTACCCTCTGTTCCAATACACATTGCCTCTGTTAAAGCATTTGTTCCTGTACTTGGTCCACCACCATACAAGAATCTCCAACGACTTGCACCAGCAGAGCCTGTAATATCCATACCGCCAGTACCACTTGATGAATTTTCAAGTATGAAAGAAGCAGTTACTTGACCACTTGTGCCCGAACCTTTAATTTGTAGTGTTGCAACTGGTGTGCTAGTGCCTATACCTACCTCACCTCCTAATGGATTTAACAAAAGGGGCAACATATTAGTATTAGTAAAATTCTTTGATTGCAGATAACTAGATTGATTACTGGCTAAATAACCTATTGATAGTCCTATTAATCCATCTGCTCTTCCTACACTAAATCCAGTTCCAGAGGTATTACCTGTTGGAAGAGTAGTGCCCGGATCTGCAACAAATAATTTACTTGTTGGAGTACTAATGCCTACACCTACGCTACCGCCATTTTTAAGTAAACAAAGGTCAGTCCATGTAACTCCCGGACTTATAGAGCCAATATGACCAACATTGTTTGTAGTGTCGTATCCAATAACAACACTTTTAATTGAGTTATTGCGGAAAGAAGCAGCATAAGAGTTTTCATCATTAACTGTAAATGCACCACCATTAACCGCTAATTTTTGAGTTCCATCCGTATTACCTAACAAAAATTTAGCAGTTGAGGTAAATGTAGCAACAACAGCACCATTAGTAGTTATTGCTGTTGGATAAGCATTTAGACTACCAAAATAAGCAGTATTGTTTGGCACTCCTTGACCATTTGTTGAACCAGTATTATTAAAACCCATAACGGTGTTATTTACACCTACAGTTGTTAATAACATTTGCGTATCTAATCCAGCCGCATTTTGAATATAAACTGGAACATTAGTAGCAGTAGAAGCCTGTCCACCAATACCAATGTTGCCTAAAACATTTAAATTACCAGCACTTGTAATTCGCATCCTTTCTATGCTATTAGTAATAAAAGAAATTGGTAATGCCGTTGTTGTTCCAATCTGCATAAAGTTACTTGCATCTTGATAAATTAAGCCATATCGAGTTGAGCCAGTACCAAATTGAATACGAGAAGCCACAGTACCTGAAACATTGATAGAAGCAGTACTATTAGCAGTAAGAGCAACAACACCAAAATTTCTCTCAAAAGTATTTGCAAACACATCAGGGGTTGTACCACCAATAACCAAATCCCCACTAGCATTTAGTGTCATTGCTTGGGTAAAAGATATTAAATCACCACCTGATGTTCCTACTCCAGCAGTAAACCATTGATGTTGTCCTGTTGTTTGCAAATAATTTGTTGCATAATTACCTCCAACAATGTATCTATATGTTGTTGTACCAACTGCTGAGTTATATGCATTTGATGTTAAACCAACAATTTCATTTCCATCCCTACCAAATACTGCTCCAGTAGTACCCATTTGAATTGCTTTAGCAGTTGAATACCATCCTGTACTAGGAGTAACTCCAAGACCTAGGTTGCCACTTGTATTAAGTGTCATATATTCACTTGTTGCACCAGTAGTTAAACCACCATACCAAATATATGAACCATAAGTTGATGAATTTGCACCAGTAGCAAAAAATCTTGCTGCGCCACTTGCGTTATCTATGGTTAAAGAATTAAAAACATAAGGGATAACACTCCAAGCACCTCCTGCTATCTGCGCTCCACCGCCAGTAATTGTTGCACCATTAACGGATAAGTTTGTTCCGTTATAAGTAAAACTAGCACTATCTGCTAACAATCCGCCTGTAGAAGCATAAGTAACTCTACCGCTTGTTAGTCCTGAGTCTGTTATGCTTGTTGCTGAAATTGATGTAAACGTTCCGCCACTTGTGCCTTTATTTGCTAATACTTGAACTACTCCAGCAGTGTCTTTATAAAAGAGTTTTCCGTCTGTTGTGTTTAGTGCAAGTTCACCTGCTCTTAAATCAACTGCGTCTGGTACTCCGCTTGCAGATGTAGTGTAGTAAAGACTTATAGGTGTATTTTTAATTGAAAGGTAAGAAGGTGCTTCAAGGAATGTTCCCCCGGATATACCTCCACCTGATTTGAAAGTACCGTATACTTCTGAATTTCCCTGATCATATACAACAAATCTTGGGTTTCCGTAACCATCACTTATTACAATATTACCGTCAGTGTTAATAATATTTAGTGGGCCGTAATTACCTGAAAATGATCCGAGGATTACGTTATTTTTGCCAGAGGTCATTAAACGACCTGCATTGTTACCTATGGCTAGATTATTAGTTGTTCCAACGCTTGCAGTGTTAGCGGTATATAACGCTTGATATCCAATGGCAATGTTGTTACTAAAAGCCGTGCTACTATATAGTGCTTCTTGCCCAATGGCTATGTTATTTCCGCCCGAAGTATTGCCACGAGAAGCATTGTAACCCAAAGCTACATTGTAATTTCCTGAAAGATTAAAACGTAATGAAAAAGAACCAATAGAAGTATTTCCAGTACCACTGGTATTTGCATTTAATACACTAGTTCCAATTCCTATATTACCATCGCCAGTATTTACACCTGCTAAAGCACTTGCTCCTAAAGCTATGTTATTAGCAACACTACCATTTCCACGGCCAACAGTAATACCGTAAACACTTAAATCAGTGCCAGAGTAAAGTAAGTTAGCCGAATCTGTTAATGTTCCGCCTGTTGTCGTATAAACTACTCGACCTGAAGTTAATGCACCTGAACTTAAATTAACAGCTCGTGAACTAGGATAAGTTAAAAATACGTTTTGCACACCAGAACTAAAGTTAGTTAAAGCGCCAGCACTAGATGAAGAAAGTACCGTTGTACGAGCTAGGGTTCCGGCTGATGAGTAAGTACCAATACCTACTTCCCAACTAGCCCCACTTTGATCAGCTATGGTGTAGTAACAAGTATTTCCGTCACCTATCGTACTAAACGACTGATAACCTGTAACCGCACCTAATAGCGTAACCGTGCCCGTACCGGGAGAAGTACAGGTCTCTAAAACTCTGTCTTTCAAAACTAATGCCATAATTGGCTCCTAATTACGAAGTTGCAGTAGTCGAAAATGTAACCGATACTGTATCTCCGGCAGTCACAGTTTTAGATACAGAAAAATTACCTTCGGAATAAAGTACACCAGCAGTTGAACTTAGTGTACTTACAGCACCTGTGCCTGTTACTAAGAAACAACCGTAAACTGTACCACCACCGCCTGTAATTGTATAAATAATTGCAGTTGCTGCAGAGGTTGTAACGTTAGTTGGAGTTGTTCCTGTTGAAGTAGCCGATGCAAACACCGCTGTTCCACGAACTGCTGAACCACCAACTGTGTAGTTAGTAAACTCTGACCATGTGTGGGAAGCCATTGTATCAGCCGCAGCAAATGTTGTGCTATTACCAATTAAGCCTAAGAATGGACCAACAACGTTGTAAGAAGAACCTTTTAATAAAGTATCAAGCATCAACTGTTTACCTACAGCTACAACTAAGTTAGGAAATTTTTCTTCCCATTTTAAGTTGCCCTCGGCATCACGGCACTCTACTTCATAAAAACCCTCTACACCCATTCCTTCAGGAATAATTGCATTTGCTTGTAATGAGGCTACAGTTATGTCACCGCAGCTTGCTTTTTCGTTTGTCATAATTACTCCTAAATAAATTGTTTTCTTACTAAAAAATTTAATACATTATAAACTGTCTGATATAGCCCTGCAAAGTTAATTTCTACTTCACCTTCATATTGTCCGGGATCTACATTTAAAGTATTTCCGGGAAAATTAAATTTAACTAATCCATCTGAACCAGTATTTACATTTGTGCATGTAATAGTAGATAAAGTAGTTGTTGTATTAACAGCCCTGAATTTAACTGTAACAGTAGCCGTACTTACATCCACTGCAGTTCCGTCAGGGTTGGTTAATGTCATTCTTATAAAAGGTAAGTTGTCGCCTTGGACTAGTTTAATTACGCTCATACAAACCTCTGATATTCGGCTTTAACGGAGTCTCTAGAAAGACCTTTAGTAATTCTTTCACGACATTCGCTGATTCCGTATTTAAACATACGATAGTATTGGTCAGCGGCTCCTCTATCATAATACGCTTGTTTTGGTGTGCTGTATAGTCTTGACCTAGCCCCATAGCTAATTATTTCTAAAAATTGTTCGTAAATCTCGGAATCAACCTCCGTAGAATCTCTTGTTGGGGCGATAGAAACACGACATCTTAAAAAATCTGTTGATACTACAGTTACAGGATAAGGAACAACCACAATCTCAGGCATAATTAATCTAGTTATATAAGCAGGATTTGCTTTTACACCTCTCCAGTCAGCCATACGATAAATACCTGCTAACTCATCGCTAGACTTTGGTATTAATAGAACATCATTATAATAGCATACTTCTGGTAGTACAAACTTAGTACTTTCTGGGGTATTAATAAAATAAGAAGCTTCCCCATTTACTAGAGGTATGTATGGTATATCTATTTGTAAATATCTAGTACGTTCACAAAATTCAATGCAAGCGTTTCTAATAGCATTAATAGCTATTAAGTCTGCAACATCAGGAACAAATTGCATAACCTCTGGCAAAAATTGTTCGTAAGGTACTGAATATCCGTAAGTTTGACTCATGATCCAGATCCCGGTTTATCAGGGGTAATACTTCCCATTTGTTGATTTGGAGAGTTCTTAACTTCTTGGTCAGATTTAACACCCATGGTAGCCATAAATGTTTGTAGATAACCGGCAGCAAGTGTAACTCCAGCTGCGTATTCCGCATCTTTGCTATTAGCTCTGTAAAGAATATAATCTAAAATTGCTGTTTGGAATATATCATTTACAGAAATAGTAGAATTTTCTGAAGCTAAATCAGTCGGAATAGGCGAATAGTTAATTTGTAAATACCCTTTGCCATTATTGGGTGGGTAAACATAAAAAGCTGTTTGGTCTTGTTGGTCAAATAAATAGTTTAATGGCACTGTGCTTGGTGTAGAAGAATGCCAGTTAGGATTAAAATCGTTTAAAACTTGTTGAGATATAATTCTTGGGACTCTTCCGGGTGTTGTTCCTGTAATTCCCATATATCTAATAATATCTAAAAGTGTCCATCCGTCTGAGGGTATAGACTGTCTAGTTCCAGCTGCTAATTGAATTGTTGTTACTTTATTAGTCGCATTAGGCGACATAACTGTAATTTGTCTCTGAGCGTCATTAACCCATCCTAACAGTTCAGTTCTAGTCCAGCGAATATTTCCTGTATCTAGTAATTGTACTGAAGCTTTGTCAATAATCGATTTTGCTGTTATTGTTCCCATAACCTTTGTGTGTAGTAGGGGCCGAAGCCCCTTTTATTACGCTGAAAGAACCGAATACCAATTTCTGCCATCTCTTGAAATAAACTCAGCATTTTTAGTTGTAGCAACAGACAAACTTCCGTTTGAAGAACCGTTCATTGTTCCGCCAACAGGTGCGTATACTAATAAAGCATTTGCCCCACCGTTACGAACAAGAATACGAGCTCCATCACTAAAAGCTAAAATTGCGCCAGTACCTGATGCTACAGTACCAAATACGTTTACATCTGCAGTAATAGCTAAAGCAGTTGCTTGTGAAGAACCAGCGGCTGTTAAGCCCGTAGTTACATCTCCACATACAACTTGTTCGGCTGTTTCTGACCACATTCCTAACGAAACAAGTTTTAATTGCGTTGTCATACAAATCTCCTAAGTAGATTGGGTGGGAATTACCCCACCCGTTTTATTAACCTGCTGCTACTAATAGAGCAACTGCGTCAGCCTGAGTTACTTTGTATCCGTAAACATTTAAGCCACGAACTAATGTACCAAAGTCATTAGGGTTTTGCAAGCTTTCTACACGAGCGATTTGTGATGCAAAGCTAATACCAGCCTTGTGTCCAGCCATTACAGCATGACGCTTAAGGAATGTAGAAGCACTTGTTTGTGTACCATCCCAGTTGTAAGTAGCTGCTGCACGTGGCAACAAGTTAGATACATAAACTGTGAAACGGTCAATCATACCAATCTTACCATTACGGAGGATTGAAGATGCATCACCCATAAACTGAGCTTGAGCTAAGTTAGATTGCATGAGAACTTGACGCTCGATTGGGCTAATAACTAACCAACGATCAGTTTCAGGAATGTTTGCTTCGTCTAATACTGAAGACAATGCAGTGATGTTCTGAAGGATGTTAGCAGCTGTTAGTGTAACAGGAGCAGCATCAGTACCTAGATTGAAAGAACCAGAAATCTTACCGGCTGAAGCACCTTGGTTTGTTGCCGCACCTTGGTTAAATGTGCCTAGTAAAACATCAGTATCAATCTGAATTTTCATCTGCATAGCAGCATCATTAGTGAAAACATCCATTAACTTAGGCTTAGATTGTAGTTCGAGAACGTTATTAACGTTTACACCGAAATACTTACCTTTGTTAATTGACAAAGTGATTGTGCTTGGAGCAGGAATCTCATATGCCAAGTTTTGACCAATAGTGTAGTTATTGATTGTGATTGTTGGGATAGTGTTGATGATAACAGAGTCACCAATACCAGAGATGTCGCCTTGCCAATCAGTATTAGCGATTTCGCCAAAAACTGTAGCAGCGTAAAATTTTTGAGCTAATTTTCCAGACCATAGGGTAGGAATAAAAGTTCCAGAATAAGCAGTACCAGAGTAAGTGGTAGCGCCATTAGGTGCGTAGAAATTCCCTACAGGGTATTGTGCGCCAGCGGTAACAGTAGACATAAATTCTCCTTTAATTGTCTAATTTTAAAATCCACTACTACCGTTGGTTTATTCGACTATCGAATTCTTCCGTCAGTAATAGCAGCGTGTATTTCTTTTTCCATCTTAACCGCCTCATCATTTTCGATCAGTCCACGTCGCCATTCATCATAAAACAACGCTATTTCTTTTTCATTAAAATAACGGCCATTTTGTTGATCAACCGGTTGTGACGCTGAACGTGAGCGAGTCGGTGCAACTTGACGTTGAAGTTCTGGATTTAATTGTTGTCTTTCCGGTTTAGCAGGAAACAATGATTTATAAGCTTTAAAAATAGTCGCAACACGACTTGTTTCTAAATTCTCATAAGCATTATTCAATGCAATTTGGCGTGGCATTCCGTACACAGGATCTACTTCTTGTAACCAATTTAAGAATCCTTGATCATAATTCAAAGTTTCCCAATCTGGTACTTGTTGTGCTAACCCATTCAAGAATCTATCTTTATCAGATACACCTTGACGTTCGGATACGTTGCCTAACTGGTTTTCCAACTCTTTGATTCTACTTACTAGGTCTGACTCTCTATTTTGCACATTGGCTACTTTAGATTGTGCAGCACGTTCTATCAAATCAATTAAATCTGGTCCAAAAGCTTCCCTATCTTGTTCAGTGATTAGAGACTCGACTAATTTAGTTGTTTCTGGCTGTTGGACTTTGGCTCTTTCAACTTCGCCTATAAGTGTCTGCACTTGCGTGTTTAACTCACGGACTTGTGAATGTAACCTTGGTACTTCAGCATCATACATACCTTTTAAAGTGTGGTATTTTTGCGACCACAAATCATCAGATACTGAATCAACTTGCTTAGTTTGCTCTTGCGAAACAGTATTTTCCTTGGGCTCAACAGGGTCTGGTGGTGGATCTGTATTTAAGTTAGTCTCCGGTGGTTGTACATCGGTCTGATTTAAATCCATCTCTGCTACTAAACGATCTGCTTCTTCAACTTGTTGTTGTACTGCCTTTGGCAATGCCATTTCTCTCTCCTTAGCTCCGGCTACGCTTCACACTCCGCCTCAACGGTATGTGTTTGTCGCTTACGGTCTGCTACTACTGGTTTGTAAATACGCTTAAAGCTCCACTGGGGTATGCTTCTAACGTCTCATTTTGACAATTAATGCTTCCGCATTTTCGACTAAATCAAGAATTTCCTTGTAAGCCCCGGCTTCGCCTTGTAGCCGGTAAATCTTTTCTATATCGGTAACTTGTGCCATCATTTCTAGAGATTCCTGCCGTTTGGCTCTGAAATACTCTGTAAGGTGATCAAACTCAGGTCCCCGCAAAAACGTGAAGCATCTAGCTACACGCTCATCAATTCTCATTACTTACACATGCCGTCAGTTTTAGCTGATTCCTGTGCGTAGCCTTCGCCACGTGACATATAAAAATCACTCATGCTTGGGGCACTACCTAGGCCAGTTTGTCCGCCTTTGCACATGCCATCAGTCTTAGCAGACTCTTGTGCATACTCGTCTTTTCCGCCACGTTTTAACTTATTAAAAATTTCAGCCATTTTAGGCTCCTTTCAATTTAAATGCTACAAACTACTATATAAACAAAATTATACTCTTTGTCAACTTTATTGTTCAAATCTATTTACAACAGGTGCATTATTCATCAATTGCGCACCCCCGGGAGGGGCTGGAGGTGTTCCACCTGCTTGAGACTGACCACTCTTTTGCGCCATTTCCATCTGTTGCATTTGTTGCATTTGCATTTGTTGCTGTTGTGCTGCTGCTTCTTTCTGTTTAATTACATACTCAGAAGGAATAATTTCGTCTACGTTCAAATCTAAAGTCTTAGCAGATTGTCTTAACAACTCAGCAATACCTTCCATGCCAATAACTTGTTGTGCAATCGGACTATTTAGAGCTACAGTCAAGAACTCATTACGACGTTGCTGAGCAGCTTCTTTTTCTAGTAAACTTGCAGCACCACGAGCTTGTATATGTATATCACCTTTTAAGTCCATATCATCACTATACCGCATATTGTAATAGTATAAACGATCAATACACGGTTTGACTACGTGCTCATCAATATTTGCAATAACTTGTTTAATGGATTTACCAGCATTTGTCATTAACATAGACATACCAGAAGCCGTTCTTCCAGCCCCGCCTGTGGGCGATCCGCCAGTCATATAACGTGGTATGCCTGTATATTCATCAGCTAAAGTAGCAAATTTTTCATATACAGTTAATAGCTCGTTAGCTTGCGAGTTTGGTTGGTAAAAACTTACTGGTGCTTGATTGCCATTAATAGGATCGCTTGTAACTTGCCAAATTTTCCATGGGAATATCTGTGTTACGTTTTCTCCCGGAGGTAGTCTGTCAATGTTATACACTACTTGTGGTCCTGAGGCTAATCCCATATTGTTTACGAGAGCCCTTGCAGCAGCATTACAGATATCTTGGGTATCACGACATAGGTCAGCTACCGAATTACCCCAGAACGCACCCGGAACCTCTTCATATGAGGCTTTATAGTATGGTTTACGGCCTAACGGATCAGGATTTACTACAGCCTTAATAATCCAACGACCAATTAACCATGCTTCAATAGGATATTCAGCTAACGGATCGGGAACTTCTTCTTCAGACATACCCCAATCACGCAACAATTTACCTTGGACTGAACCCCAAAACTGGAGAGCATCAATCAACTCAGATGGGTTTTGACCTGCAGCAACTGTAGATTTACCTTCAGCATTAGCTTTGGTTAAGTCAATATAAATCCAGTCACGCAAACCACCTTTACCGTATTCATCAAGAACTTGTCTAATTGCACCATCACTATAACCGTCAACGTTAATCATCTCAACTAAATCGCTACGGGAAAGCTTATGTCTTTCAATTAGATAGCCGTCATTAATAACAGACGCATCAGGAGCAGGATATAACATAAACGGATCAACCCGTTCCCACTCAAGAGCTAATGTATTCTGAACATCTAAATCCCATTGTTGGTTTTGTTTATCTTGAACCCATTTAAGCATAGGCTTGTTACGAACTACAGGGCCTTTTAATATCGCTGAAGGGAATGTAACTAAGTCATCAATAAACTGTGCAAACGCTGTAGTCCACTCACCTTCTAATAACTGGGAATGCATTTTACGTTCCATGCGACTAGCAGTTTCTTTTGCAATATCAGTAAGTTGACGCATAGCTTCGTCTTTAAAATCTAAGAGCATCTGCCGTACTTCAACGTCTGTTGGGTTTATTCCTTGCGCCAACATTTCTTCTAATTTCTGTTGAGCTTTGGCCATTAAGTCTTGTAGAATATCCGGCTCTAACTCAGGAATTGGATTTGGCTTTAAACTCCAAGGTTTATCGTCTGCTCCAGTTAGCAACACATCCCGTAACCAGCTTGAAGCAGCACGGCATTTATTACTTGTAAGCATCATAAAAATCATTGCAGAGTTTTGCTCTCTTAGTTGCGCTGATTTGTCTGGATCATATTCTCCACGACGTGCACGAACTGATTTAAGCATTCTCTGCTCAATCGTATATTCCTTGGCCATACGAGCATATATCCACTTGCCTTTAATATAAGCTGCAAGCTGTTGTATCACCGGCTCACTATTTGCAGTGACGGCTGCCCTACGCTCCTCTTCTTGGAGCTGTTTAACTGATTTTAACGGGACTATTCCACCTAAAACAGTAGTTCCCGGGGCAGTAGCATTAGTAATATTTAGTGCTTGCATAGCCTAGAAGTGAAGTTGTTATATGACTTTATACTTTTAATGCAGGTTCTTGTCAAGTATTTTACACCCAAAGATAATTACTTCTCTGTATTTCTTTCTTTTTAGTGCTTAAAACATCACCCGTCAAGTTGCCATCCGCATGTAAACACGCATACTGGAACGCATCTGCAACGTGTGAGTACTTATTTTTCTCGGGTTTATCATCAACATCACCCGTAGTCTTTATTTTATACCTATATCCGCCTCTTAGCGCATTTATTAAATTTTTACAAGTCGGATCAATTAACATGGCTGGTTTACCATCAGAAATTCTAGTAAGCAACGAATCTACAGCTGACAACCGAGCTACTACAGAATTCGATCTAGCAGGAATAACTCTAAACCCTTCTTGCCTAAGAATATCAAATACACTACGCTCATCTGTCTGCGCTCTCTGCGTACCTGCAGGGTCTCCGATTATTAACACGGGCATACCCGGGAATTTGTTGGCGAGTAACGGTTTTAATTTTTCTCGAACAAACCTAAGAGTACCCATACCATCAGAAATTATATCGGAATATGTTAAAAACCTACCAAACGTATCTACCTGACTAATTGTACAAGCTGGTGTCAACCCAAAGTCCATTCCAATAATTAACGGATGTGTTGTAGACTTTATGTAGTTCAGTGGGTTTTCCGATATGTGTGTATCTGTATCAAATGCACGGAATACAGGCTGTCCGCTAAGTGACTTACCAAACTTGGCATTAATATAAACGTCTACCCAGTCCTCAGACTTACCTTCAGCTAAGTTATCGTAGTACCCATCAGGTAAAAAGTCTACCCAGTCTGCTTCAGCACTAAGACCGCTCGGTTGAAAAAATACTTCTGCATTTCTAGGTGGGTCAGATAAAAACTGTTCCCAAAACGTATCCATGTCTGGCGGGTTTGTCATTCCCCATATGTGAGCATTAGGAGCGCCAGTGCTGGTAACACACCCCACAATATTATCGAGCTTACTAGGGTAACGACCAAGACGACCTTGTAGTGCATTAAATATGTCGGGGTTAATTTCTCGAAATTCGTCAAGGATGCCAAAAGACGCTTGTAACGATAATAGTCGACGTACGTCATTAGAATCATCCAGACCACGAAATAGTATTTCACATTCAACATCATTAAACTTTAATATAAATTTGTAATTGGTTTTCTCAAACACCCCAGCTTGACCGTCAGGGTACCATCTAAGCACATCTGGTATGCTTGTATCTCTTAACTGCTCTCTTGTATTACGAACCCAAATAGCTCTAGACCTACGTATCCCATCCCTGCAGGGGGCCATTTGTGCAGCATGATAAGCAATTTTCATTATACCAGCAGTGGTTTTTGTACTACCAACAGGCCCAACTACTAGTGAAATGAACGCTTCTGACTGTAAAAATGGTTCTACTGATTTAGGTGGTGTATAGCTTAAATGAGTCATTTTTTAGCTTTTTTTATCGTTTTTGTTACTTTTTCGGCTTTTTTTACTGTTTTTTCTTCTATATTTTCAATAATTTTAGGGCTAACATCTAGCGTTTTTTTCTCTATTAACCCCGGTTGTGGGGTAGAAAAATTAATACTTATAGAAAATCCCGGCCCTGCTTGCGCCTGAATGCTTGTTTTCGGCTCTAAATCACCTAGTTTGGCAAACGTTTTCATGGTTTCTAGCTTCTGCCCTAGTGTAGCTTCATGACTTAGCGCTTGTACAAACAACTGATCAGCTAAAACATCTGCTTTCATTGCCGCTTTTACACGAAATGTATACCCAGACTTCTCGAATTCAGCCCGTTGTTCAGCTATTGCATCAAGAAAAGGTTTCCATGCAGACAACTTATCCCATGCTTCGCCATATATTCCATGACGAGAGGCAATTTCTTTAGGATCTTCCAGCCCAGCAGCAATTGAAGCTACTAACCCGGGTGGAATATCTCTAAAGCGATCAGGATTGGTTAGGTCTTTGAGCTCTTCGTTCATCTATGAATTTTTTAAGGGCTTTACGAATAACTTCAGAAAACGTAATTTTCATAATGTCTGCTTCAGCTTTTAACTGTGCAACAAGTTCTTCTGGTAAGAAAAAATTATGACGTTTCACTTTTTTTCCTTTTTAGCCGTTTTTGCTGAATTGACGAAATCCATAGCGGAGGGGGCTCCTTTGGCTCCTGCTTTCCGCATTTTCTCGCCAGATCCTTCAGAAATCCTTTTACGTTTCGCATTAATGTTAGCA